TCTGGTAGACCTCAAAATTGACGGCATCGAGGGCGTCAATCAGCTCAAAGGATCTTTGCGTTCTTTGTCGAGAGCCGCAGGCCCTACAGACAAAGGCTTAAAAGATATTGCAAGAGCGGTAAAAAACTTTAATCGAGCTGGAGGAGAAAGCCGTCAGGTAATTCAAGGGCAGATAGACGCACTAAAAGGCTTGAAATCTCAAGCCACTTTGGGCGGAGAGGCGTTCAGACAGCTAACTAAAGATGTTGCTGCGTATGAGGCAAAACTCAAGAGCGTTGACGCTCAGATTGATTCCACTGGCAGAAAGATAAAAAGCCTGCGACAAGTTGAAACTCAATTCACGAAAAGGAGCATTGAGGGCTTAGAAAATCAGATCGATTCCAGGACGAAACTTTTAGAAAAAGAAATACCTCTGACAGCTGCTTATGCACAGCAGCTTGGAGGGATTCTTGCGATTGAAGAGGCAATCACTCAGGCGAAGCAACGGCAAGCTGTTGCGGCTGCTGCTCAAAAGCAAGCTTCGTTCAGGTTCGGTGGCTTCACCCCAGGCTTGGGTCAGGACGTTAGCGGTGGGCCTGCTGACATTCGAGCGGCTTTTGCTCCAAACCTTCCAGAGCTTCCAAATACTCTTAGCGCAATCAACTTAGAGCTTGGCGAGCAGCGGTCGAAGCTGCAGGACTTGGATGTCACTTCAGACGAATACACTAAGACTCAACAAGCTATCCTCGATCTCGAGAAAAGACTCAAGGCGGCGACTGAGGGCAGAACACAAGCAGTAATTGATCAAGAGCAAAGACTTAAAGCCCTAGACGAGCAAGAGATACGTCGTGCCAGAAGAGCCGCAAAAGTTGCAGGCATTCAAGAAGCGCATTAATGCAGATATTGATCGGATGGGCAAGAGCGTTGAGATGGTCACTCGTGACATCAAGGCTGCTACTGCTGCATCCAATGGCAGCATCAGTGCTCTTCAGAATCAAAGAGCAGCGTTTGCTTCTTTGCGTGCAGGCATTGATCCCACCAGCAAGGATTTTCGCGAGCTGAGCAGGGAAATTGAAAGAGTTGACAGAAGACTGGAAAAATTAAGTAAGCGTCGAGGCTTTAGCCTTAGGAACATCACAGCAACTCTTGGTGGCGTTGCGGCTGGTGGCATTTTTGGCGGACCTGAAGGTGCTTTTGGTGGAGCTGTTGGTGGCATACTTGGCGGCGCACCTGGAGCGGCTACAGGTGCCGCTATTGGCGCTCAAGCCGGAATGCTCAGGCAAAACATTGAAGGGTATGCGGAGTATGCCGCAAATGTCGACAAGGCTCTTATTGCCCTTGAAGGCATTGCTGGTAGCCAGGAAAATTACAACGTCCTGCTTGCGCAAGCCACCAAAGTCACGCAGCAGCTAAATGTCCCACAAGAAGTAGCCATTCGAGGCATTACCAGGCTTTCTGCTGCCGTTCTTGGTGCAGGCGGCAACGTCAATGACGCTGCCCGTGCATTCACACAAATCATTGTTGCGGTCAAAGGAACTGCCGGCGGCGCTGAAGACGTAAACAGTGCTCTTACTGCTCTTGTACAGATCTTCTCCAAAGGCAAGGTCAGCGCTGAGGAACTGTCTGGACAGTTAGGTGAGCGCTTCCCTGCAGCCGTTACGGAGTTCGCGAAGGCGAATGACATGACAACTATGCAGCTGCAAGCTGCCCTCAAGAACGGCACAGTTGGCCTTGGCGAGCTGATGAAGTTCCTCGCAGGAGTTGGCGAAAAATATCAAAAGATTGCGTTGGAGATCGCTCAGTCAAATGAAGAGGCTGGAGCAAGGTCGCAGGTTGCATTCAATGAAATGCGGCTTGCAATTGGTCGGGCGATTACCCCTATTGGGGCCGAACTGCAAACGGCTATCGCTAATTTTGTAAAAAATAACATCACAGCAATTACTAATTTCGCTCAAGCTTTTGCCGACTTTGTCAAACAAATCTTGGATGGAATTGCTTTTCTTATTAAGCATGGAGACAAGATTAAAGACCTTATAGCTATTATTGTTGGCGGCGCAGTGGGCGGCAAACTCCTTGGACTAATAATTAATGTTGGCACTAAAATTGTACCGTTGGTCAAAAGGGTTGGGCTGCTGCGTACAGCAATTTTGCTGCTTAATCGGACAATGATGATTAATCCATTCTTCCTGCTTGCGGCTGGGATTACGGCTGCAGGTGTAGCGATTGGAAGCTATGCCAACAGGCATGATCGCATGATCCAAAAAATTGCAAGTGGTGCTGCCACGATTGCTGAGTCCGAGCAATTCATCGCTGGAATGAGAGATGAGCTTCAAGAATTAGAACGACAAGACGCAATCAATAAAGGCACCTTAGATACGGTCGAGCCAGCAAAAAGAGATTCAACCCCGCAAATCTCTGGTCGAGATCTTCGGCCCTCAGTTCAAAACCCAAAGGTAAATCAAGCGTACTTGAAAAATTTACGAGAGTCTGTTGCTCTTGCTGAAGCTGCATTGGAGAATCGTCGAGAGCTTGAGCAGCCGCTATCAGGCTTGCTTGAAGGCCTTGGGGAAGGCAAGCCTTTTGCCAAGCTGCAGCCCACAGGTGGAGGTGACAAAAAGAAAGACATGTCAGCGCTTGAGCTGGAGTTGCGCAAGAGGATTCTTGATGCTCAGTACGAGGGTAATGATGTTTTAGCAGCTCGACTGCAAATGATTAGCCGTATCATGCTTGCGGATGAAAAATATGCAAACGGCCAAATCAAAGCTAATGAGCGTCAGAATGCGCAGTACGAAGGGACTATTGAATATTTTACAACCATTAGGGATTTACTTAGAGAACGCGAAGAGCAGCAAGAGCAAGCTTTTAGACAACTACAAGATGCAAGGCTTGAAGGCACACTTGTTAGCGAGCAAGAGCGGCAAAGAGTTGAGATTCAACGTCAGCTAAAAGATTTTGCCAAAGCCTATAAAGACTTCATGACCGATGAGGAGCTGCAAGCTGCATTGGCTGACCTTGAAAAACATCTCAAAAATGCTAACGAGCCACTTTTCAAGTTCAGGAAGGGCCTCCGCGAAGTATTCGACGAGGCAATGAATGTTGCTGAGGCCGTTGGCAGGGTTGGAGTTGATGCAGTCAGAGATCTTGGCGATGCATTTGCTGACTTCGTCACCACTGGCAAGGCTAATTTCCGTGATTTTGCGAACTCTGTCATCAGAGACTTGGCTCGAATCTTTGCGAAGCGAGCATTGTTCCAAGGATTGAGCTTGATTCCAGGTGTTGGCAGTTTCCTTGGCCTTGGCGCAGCTGTTTCTGGCGGTGGCGGTGGAGGTGGAGGTGGAGCAAGTTCAACTTCCTTCGCTGGAGTGCCCAACGATGTTCTCGACAGCGTTTTAAAGAATGCCAACGGCAACGTCTTCGCTAAAAACAAGATCGTGCCTTATGCCATGGGCGGCATTGTTAACAAGCCCACGCTGTTCCAATACGCCAACGGTGGATCTGGTCGTTTCGGCTTGATGGGCGAGGCCGGAGCCGAAGCAATCATGCCGTTGCGTCGTGGAGCCAACGGCAAGCTTGGTGTAGAGGCTTCTGGCTCTGGAATAGGTAACATCACAGTGAATGTTGATGCTTCTGGTTCTTCTGTGGAAGGTGACGCTTCTGAGGCAGCACAACTTGGCAAAATGCTTGGCGCTGCAGTGCAGGCTGAACTGGTTAAGCAAAAACGTCCTGGAGGCTTACTCGCAAGCTAATGGCAACTTTTCCTTCTATTGATCCGTCTTACGGAGCACAAAAGCGTAGTCAGCCTAAGTTTAAAACTGTTCAATTTGGGGACGGTTACCAAACTCGCTTGACCTATGGCTTGAACCAGGACATGAAAGAATGGCAGCTTGAGTTTAGGAATTTGAGTGAAACAGACTCTGACACGATTGAAGCTTTTCTAGAAGCCAGGGCGGCTAATAACATGGAATCGTTCGACTGGTCTCCTCCAGACGAGACGAATACTTACAAGTGGATTTGCAGCTCTTGGACTAAGACATTGCCTTATTCAAATTTGGCAACTATACAGACAACATTCACTCAAGTACCTGAACCGTAATGGCATACACCGCTTGGGCTGCTAGCACTGCTTTTGCTGTTGGAGACGTTCGACGCGCTACGACATCCCAAAACAACGGCGTAGTTTTTGAGTGCATTGAAGCTGGAACATCAGGCAGCACAGAGCCTGTTTGGCCTACAAGTCTCTTCAATGTAGACAGCACTGTTAACACAGCTGATGCAGACGCGGTCGCTGGCAACTGTTTGCTTGTTTTTAATGAGCAATGCGTCACAGCAGGTGCCGTTGTTGATGGAACGGTTACATGGAAAGCAATCAGTTCGATCTACGCAGATCTTTCAGCAATTTCACCAAGCGCGATTATTGAGCTATTTGAGCTGCATTACGACAGTACCTTGCATGGCAGCAGCGATATCTTGCGGTGGCATGCAGGAGCAAATGATGCGATAACCGGCAACATTACTTGGAATGGGAATGATTATGCTCGTCTTCCTGTTAAGGCCGAAGGCTTTGAGTACAAAAACTCTGGTTCGTTACCGCGCCCAACGTTGTCTGTAGCAAATTTAAATTCTGCAATAACTGCGTTATTGATTGGAGTCAACGCGATCACTCCAGGCAATGATTTGATTGGAGCAAAGGTCAAGCGCATTAGAACCTTGAAGAAGTTTCTTGATGGTGAATCTGGAGCCGACCCTTACGCAACTTTCCCTGTTGAGGAATGGTTTGTCGACCGTAAAGCCTCAGAATCACGCGATGTTGTCACTTTTGAGCTTGCCAGCAAATTTGACCTGTCAAACAAACAGCTGCCCAACAGGCAGGTAGTGGCCAACATTTGCCAGTGGGTCTATAAGTCCTCAGAATGCGGTTACGTTCCAGGATCTGAACCTGGAAAAGTAGTTGATGGCGTGACATATTATCGTTTTGATAAAAATGATGAGCCAGAAACTCTTGATGCAAATGATGTTTGCGGCAAGCGTCTTTCTAGCTGTAAATGTCGTTTTGGCGACAACAATGAACTACCGTTTGGGTCGTTCCCCGGCGCCGGACTGCTGAGATGAATTTACCTTCTTCTATCACCAGTCAGGTCTTGGCTCATGCAAAAGAAGAGAGCCCAAGAGAATGCTGTGGGTTGGTGGCTGTAGTGAAGGGCAAGCGTCGTTACTTTCCTTGCAAAAACTTGGCTGACACGCCGGACGAGCATTTTGTGCTCGATCCAGCTGATTACGCAGCTGTGGAGGACAAGGGCGAAATTGTTGCTGTAGTCCACAGCCATCCATTTACGAGCCACACCCCTTCACCAGCTGATCGTGTCGCTTGTGAGCAGAGTGGGCTCCCTTGGCACATCGTCAACCCAAACACTGAAAACTGGGGATACTGTGAGCCTGTTGGCTTTGAATTGCCGTATGTGGGGCGTGAGTTCTCACACGGGGTGGTGGACTGCTACAGCCTTTGCCGTGATTGGTACAAGCGTGAGCTGGGCCTTGAACTGCGTGATTATTACCGACGTGATCAATGGTGGGACCATGGTGAAAATCTCTATCTAGAGAACTTTCAAAAGGAAGGGTTCAGGCGGATTCCAATTGCTGAACTGAAGCGTGGCGATGCGTTGCTAATGCAGTTGGTGTCTCCCGTCCCAAACCATGCAGCGATCTACCTGGGCGATCAGCAGGTTTTGCATCATGTGCAGGGCCGGCTGTCTAGCAGGGACGTTTACGGCGGGTATTATTTGAAGAACACCGCCTGCGCCTTGAGGCATGAAAGTCGTTAAGGTCTACGGGGCACTGCGCGAGCTGCTGGGAGCCAGTCGTTTTGAGTTCGTAGCTGACACACCTGCTCAGGCGATGCGTGCCTTGCTAGTCAACTTTCCGCAGCTTGAGCAATGGTTGATTAATAGTGAGAAGAATGGAGTCGCTTATCGAGTAAGCCTCGGCAGGCAAAAAATATACAGCGAGGATGTTTCCGGAATGTTCACGCCATGGAGTGAGCAAGATGTTTTTGCAATTACGCCTGTTTTGACTGGTGCTGGTAATGGTGGCGTTGGGACATTTATTCTTGGCGCTGTCTTGGTCGGTGTTGCGATTTTCAACCCTTTTGTGGGTTTCTCGCTCGCTAAAGGTGGTTTCACTGTGATCGGTTTAACGGGTTCTGCTGCTTTTGGCGCTGGAATAGTAGCGGCAGCAGGAACATTAGGCATTGGCTTGATGTTGGCCGGTGTAGCTCAAATGCTTTCTCCTGTGCCAAAACCGCCTGGACCGGCTGAGGCCCCAACACAGTTGGAATCAAACAGCTTTAGTGGAGTAGCTAATACCAGTCGCCAGGGTGTTCCTGTTCCAATAGCCTATGGGCGTGTGTTTGTTGGATCAGCGGTTATTTCTGCTGGCCTTGACGTTGATCAGGTTTGAGCATGACTAAATCAAAGTACATTGCAGGCGCTGGTGGTGGTGGCGGTGGCAAAGGTGGTGGCGGTGGTGGCCACACTCCAACTGAAGCTGATGATTCACTGCAGTCAAAGCAGTTTGCAAACGTTCTTGACTTAATCAGTGAAGGAGAAATTCAAGGGCTAGATGACGGCAATAAGAGTATCTTTTTTGACGGCACTCCTTTGCAAGCACCAGACGGCACATACAATTTTTCTGACTATACAGTCAGCACTCGCAATGGCACGCAAGCACAGACCTATATTCCCGGCGTTTTTAGCAATGTTGAGTCTGAGACACAAGTTGGTGTTGAGGTTACTAAAGCCGCGCCAGTAGTTAGGCAGATTACGGATGACGATGTTAACCGTGTTCGAGTAACAATCGAGATCCCTTCGCTAAGGCGAATAGAAGATGATGGCGACATTGTTGGCGCGAGTGTCAGCATTAGCATCCAAGTTCGCTACAGCGGAGGCAGCTTTACCACTGTCAAGACAGACAAGATTAAAGGTAAAAGCAATGGCCGCTATCAGCGAGATTACTTGTTGACTTTGAGCGGGGCGTTTCCCGTAGACATCAAGGTTGTAAGAAATAGTGCCGACAACAGCTCATCAACTCTTTCTAATACGACAAATTGGTCGAGCTTTACTTCAATTATTGACGCCAAGCTTGCCTATCCAAACAGCGCTCTCATTGGCTTGCGTCTTGGGTCCAAGCAGTTCAATCGTGTTCCTCAGCGCAAATATTTAATTCGTGGAATAAAGATAGGCGTTCCGACTAATGCAAAAATTGACACAAGCGCGACTGAAAGGCTTGTTGTAGCAACTGGTTCTACCGAATCAATTACAGACGGAATACCTGGAAGGATTACATACACTGGTGTTTGGAATGGTGAATTAAGCACCGATCCAGGGGCTTCAGGTGGCGCGGTTTGGACAAACGATCCAGCCTGGTGTCTGTGGGACCTGCTTACCAACGACAGGTACGGCGTTGGGATTCCTGAATCCTCGCTTGATCGCTATGACTTTTTTGCAATCAGCCAGTATTGCAACACCCTTGTTGATGATGGCAATGGTGGGCAAGAGCCACGTTTTAGCTGCAACCTACTAATCAACCAGCGCAAAGAGGTTTACAACGTCATCCAAGAGATGACCAGCATTTTTAGGGGCATCTCTTATTACGGCGCAGGCTCATTGGTGTTGTTGCAGGACAAGCCTGCTGACGCTCAATACACTCTTGGCCCAGCCAACGTTGTTGATGGCGCTTTTTCGTATTCTGGATCGTCAGTCCGAAGCCGTCACACCTGCGCAACTGTTGCGTACCAGGATTACGACGAACTGGGTGAGGTTTCGTTTGAGTACGTTGAAGATGCTGACGCTGTTGCCAAGTATGGCGTCAACAATAAGGACATTAAAGCGGTCGGCTGTTACTCGCAGGGGCAAGCCAACAGGCTAGGCAAATGGACACTGCTTAGCGAGCAAGACCTCTACGAGACGTGCAACTTCGCCATCGGCATTGACTCAGGAATTGTCGTTAGGCCTGGCATGGTGGTGGACATTGCTGATCCTTTGCGCGGTGGGACGCGAAGGAATGGACGTGTTTCTTCTGCAACTACGACTGAAATAACCATTGACAGCGACACTGATCTATCAGTTGACACAAGCGAAAACCCGAAACTGTCAATTATTTTGCCGAACGGTTTGGTTGAAACAAGGAATATTGGTTCAATTAGCGGCAAAGTAGTTACTGTTCCTGTCGGATTTAGTCAGGCGCCAGCGGCCAATGCGCCTTGGCTAATTCAAACAGACGATATTGAATCTCAGCAGTTTCGTGTAGTTAGCGTTGCGGAAGAAGGTGACGGGGTTTTTGGAGTAGCTGCAATTAAATACAACGAAAGCATCTACAACGCAGTAGAGCAGGACCTTAACTTAACGCAGCGCGACATTAGCAACCTCACTGAACCACCAGGAGCGGTAAGCAACTTGTCGGCCACCGAATTTTTATACGAAGAAGGTGGAACGGTTAGGACAGGAGTGGATCTTAGCTGGACAACCCCTGTCACCAACAATGTCAATGATTTTGCCGTTCGCTATCGCCTAGGGAATAGTAATTTTGAAACAATCACCACTGAAGCCCCATCAACACAAATCAAAGGGTTGAAGGCAGGAAACCTGGAGGTTCAGGTTAGTGCTCGCAATTTCAATGGGAAATCCGGCCCAATCACTAAAGAATTTTTTGAACTCGCAGGAAAAACAGCAATCCCAGGCAACGTACAAAATCTGACGTTAGAACCTTTGAATTACAACAGCGCACGTTTGCGCTGGGATGAGACTGTCGACCTTGACGTAAAAGTCAGTGGCAAGGTTCATATCCGACACAGCAATCTGACTGACGGCAGCGCGACGTGGTCAAACAGCACTGACCTCATTGCCGCGATTGCGGGCAGTGCAACTGAAGCGACTGTGCCTCTCTTGGAAGGGGAGTACCTAGTCAAGTTTGAGGACGACGGTCTGCGTAAAAGCGCAACAGAAACCACCGTCGTTGTTGACCAACCAGTTTCGCAAACGTTCTTTGGTGTCAAAACGCAGCGTGAGGATCAGATCACGCCAACACCGTTTACTGGCAGTAAGACTGACACAACCTATGACTCAACCTATGACGCTTTGATTCTCGATAGTGATGGCATCTCAGCAGGCACTGGTGAATACGCTTTTGCCGACACGCTGGACCTCGAGGCTGTTTACAGCTTGGACCTGGAGCGTCGGCTTGTTGCTCGCGGTATTTACCCAACTGACCTTTGGGACAGCCGAACGGACAACATTGACACTTGGCAGGACATTGATGGCGGTGTTGTCGATCAGGTCAATGCTGAGCTTTACGTTCGAAAGACCAACGACAACCCGTCTAGCTCTCCGACATACAGCGCTTGGCAGCCATTGGCAAACGGCGTTTTGAAGGCTCGTGCGTTCCAGTTCAAGGCTGTGCTGACCTCATCTGATCCGGCGCAAAACATCCTTGTGGACGAGCTGGGCTACAAAGCACAGTTCCAGCAGCGCACTGAGCAGAGCACTGCAACAATCGCAAGCGGCACATCGGCTAAGGCTGTCACGTTTACCAATGCGTTTTTTACAGGCACTAGCAGCCTTGGAGGAGCAGACAGCGCGTTGCCAACTGTTGGCATCACGCCGTTAAACATGGCCACTGGAGACTTCTTCGAGCTGTCCAGCATTTCAAAAACTGGTTTTACTGTCACGTTCAAAAACAGCAGCGGCACGATCGTTGACCGCAACTTCAACTACATGGCTACCGGCTTTGGCAAGGCGGGGTAAAGTGTTGAGAAGAGTGCGCTAGTCCCTTGTGGCAACTCACGACTATTCGCTAGCCGACCAAAGCGGTGCCAGCTTTCGTGGTGATCTGAATCTTGCGCTGGAAGCGATTAGATCGAACAACAGCAGCGATACCGATCCAGCAACGACGTTTGCTCACCAGTGGTACGTCGATACGGGTGACGACACCCTCAAGATTAGAAATGCTGCAAACACCGCTTACGTCAACGTCAGTGCGGTTGGTGGTATTGGAACGGCAAACCTTGGCCTAGCCCTTTCAGCATCACCAACGTTTTCAGGGACTGCCACGTTTGGCGGCAACATCCTGATGTCAGGCACTGGAACGCTTGATCTGCCAGTTGGGACAACAGCTGAGCGTCCCGGTTCCCCCAATAACGGGATGATCCGGTACAACACAACGCTGACCAGATATGAGGGCTATAGCGGGTCAGCCTGGGGTTCTCTTGGTGGTGGCGCTACTGGCGGCGGCGGTGATCAGTGGGTTGTTGAGACAGATCAAACTGTCACCACTGACTACGAGCTGACTGCTAACAAACATGGGATGACGGTATCGCCCACAATCAATAGCGGGGTTACACTGACAGTGCCGTCTGGAGCGGTTCTCGTAATTCTCTGATCATGCCAATAGCAATCAACGGCAGCGGAACTATTACAGGCGTCTCAGTCGGTGGCTTGCCTGACGGCATTGTCGATACCGACATGCTTGCTGCTGGAGCGGTAACAGCTGCAAAACGTGGGACTGGTGCAATTTTGCAAATTCAACAAACGCATCTGACCACCACAAGTTCTCAATCATTAAGCGCAAACACTCTTGCAGAGATTAGCGGCTTGTCTGTTTCAATTACTCCGGTGCTATCAACTAGCGATATGTTGGTTTTTGTCCGTTGGAACGGAGAGCCAAGCATCAATGCGAATTACAATTTTGTCTATGGTCTAAGAAGAGATTCAACTGATATTGGTAACGCCTCATCGTCAGGCGATCGTAGAATAGGTCAGGCCATCATTGCGCAGGGTTATCAGTCTAGCGATGCTACTTCGACTCCTGACAGCTGCTACTGGTCCTTTTTAGATACGGGGCGTTCATCGGGTACTAGCGAAATTACTTACAAGGCAACAGTTATATCTGGGCAAGCGGCAACACTATATAATCAAAGGACAGCAAATAATCTAAATACTTCGGATTACGAACTCTTGACCTCAAACATGGTTGTCATGGAGGTAGCAGCATGAACCACCAAGCTATTTACAACGTATATCCGACTGTCAAACGAATTGAAGATGTTGAAAGCGGCGTTATTGCTTATGACGCTGACAACAATGTGGTAGCGCTTGACGCTGACGCAATCGCAGCTGAAACAACTGCGGTTGTCAATGCACGGAACCTGGCGACTCTCCGTACCAAGCGCAATCAGCTGCTTGCTGCAACTGACTGGGAGATCGTCAAGCATAAAGAGCTTGGCACTACTATCCCAGCCGCGCTTCCAACCCCACCTGGCCCGTTAGATCATGAGCATCAAACTCAAAGGCAGCACAGCTGGAAGCGTTGCTCTTGACGCACCAGCAAACACCAGCCCCTCTGGTTCGGATGTCGCGCTGACTCTGCCTATCGATGCAGGCAGTGCGAATCAGTATTTAGCAAACGGTTCAACAGCTGGTGAGCTGGAGTTTGTAACGCTGCCAACCAGGTTAAACCGTACTTACAGTACAGAAGTAAGTGTTGCCAGTGGTGACACTGAGATTGAATTTACAGGAATACCCGCAAATTTTTCGCGACTCTGGCTTGTCTTCCACGACATAAGCTTTAGTGGTACCAATAACGTTAAAGTCCAGATAGGACATGCCGCTAGCGGTGGAACATATTTTACCTCTGGCTACGCTTCTTATTCCGGCGCTATCGGCACAACAACCACCACAGCAACTGCACATACAGATAGTTTTAGAATGCGAATTGCCTCTGCTGGTCAATCAATTTTTGGCTACCACGAAATTTACCCTGACAAAGCAAGTTCGCCAACAAGACTTTTTTCACATCACGAAGCGATTAGACAAGATGGTGTAAATCTGCGAACAGGTGCAGGGTATTCGCCAGACATTAGCAGTGTGACAATCGATCGAGTTAGGCTTGTGCCTAATGGTTCAAATACATTTGATGACGCTGATGGTCGAGTTAGCCTGATTACGGAGGTGATCGAATGACCTTGAACAAGCGCAGCGTTAATGCCATCACTGGCGAAGTAACAGTCACTCCGCTATCTGCAGAGGAGATCGCAGAACGCGAAGCCTATGAGCGTGATGTTCAGCCTGGCGTTGATCTTGAGCTGTTGCGTGAAGAGCGCAATTGTCGTCTTGCCGAGACTGACTATCTGGCATTGTCTGACGTGACGCTTTCTACAGAGATGGCAGAATACAGGCAGGCACTGCGGGATCTACCCGCTAACACCAGCGATCCAGCAAACCCCACTTGGCCCGTAAAGCCTTCTTGAAATGTCGACTCTCAAGGTCAATAAGGTAGAGCACACCTCAACCACTGACGGCGGGTTCTCGATTAGCGGAACGGGACTTGTCACGTTTGAAACGGCAAACGGCAGCATCTCTGCCATTTCTATTGCTGCTTCTGACACCACCAAAACACTTGATTTTGCAACGTCAAACAACTTTGCTCTGACGCTTGCGAACACTTCGTCTTGCACACTGGCCAACCCAAGCAACCTGACAGCAGGCCAAAGTGGTTCGATTTTTATCGTCCAAGACAGCACTGGTGGTCGCTTGTTGACCTACGGCAGCCAGTGGGATTTTGCAGGCGGAGCGGCACCCACGTTGTCCACTGGAGCGTCAGCTGTAGACCGTATTGATTACGTCGTTCGCACCACCAGTTCTATCCACGCTGTCTTCACCGCCAACTACTCATGAGCATCCTTGGCAGCAATATGCTCGCTGGTGCGGCTGGTCGTGCCAAGCATGAGATCGAGCGCAGCTTGCGGTTTAATGACGATGATGATGCATACTTGCAGCGCCAGCCTGGCAGCGCCGGTAATCGCAGAACATTCACTTTTAGTGCTTGGTTAAAAAGAGCCTCTGGACTGGGCAGCGATCAACAGTTTTTTGTTGCCGCGCCTTCTGGGCACGCAAGTGATTCAGCTGTCTCTTATCTCGGCTTCAATCCAGACGATCAACTTGTCTTTTTTAACTATTGGAGCAGCGCCCTTCGAGGACAGTTAGTAACAAATGCAAGATTACGGGATGTATCTGCTTGGTATCATATTGTTCTTAAAGTAGACACAACCGACTCAACTGCTAGCAATCGTTTTAAGCTTTTTATAAACGGAACGGAGCAAACGTACTCGAGTCAAACCAATCCGGATCAAAATTTAGATCTGTACATAAATGATAGTGTTGAGCACAAATTAGGCGAAGAAGCTGTTCGCGATCGTTATAACTTTGACGGCTATATGGCCGAAATCAATCTAGTTGATGGAACGGCGCTGAATGCTTCATATTTCGGTGAAACTGACCTTGAGACCGGAGCTTGGATCCCCCGCCAGTACAACGGCAGCCATGGCACTAACGGTTTTTATCTAAAGTTTGCCGACAACTCAGGAGTTACCGCAACAACCCTTGGCAAAGACAGCAGCGGCAATGGTAATAACTGGACGCCAAATAATTTCAGCGTGACCGCTGGTGCGGATAACGACAGCGTGTTGGACACGCCGACAAACAACTGGTGTACGTTGAATTCGCTGCTTGGCGACTCGCTAAACATAACTAGCAACGGTAACCTCCGTGTTGGCGGAACACAGAACAATTATGCGGTTGGGACTATCGCTTTCCCTTCGTCTGGTAAATACTATGCAGAGGCAACTTTAACAACATATTCTTCGGGTCAAGTTCAATTCGGCATTTGCCCTACAGGGGCACAATCAAATCTTGGCAATGATGCTACGGCGATCCTTCAAAATGGTTCGACCACTGTAAACAATGCCTCAAGCACAAGCCTTGCGTCATACACACAAGGAGATGTTATTGGCATTGCCGTTGATGTAGATAATTCAACCGTTCAATTTTACAAAAACAATACAGCTCAAACTGCGCTTACAAATGTTCTGCGCATTACCGAAGCAAGCTTTTTTACTTATTTGAGCATCTCTTCAACTGTTATCAACTATAACTTCGGCCAACAGGGTTTTAAATATACGCCGCCTACGGGATTCAAAGCGCTGAACGCTAAAAATCTGCCCGCACCCACTATTAAGGATGGAGCGAAATACTTCAATACCGTTCTTTATACAGGCAACTTCTCAACTCAATCAATAACAGGTGTTGGATTTAAGCCTGATTGGGTTTGGATTAAAGGCAGAGGTTCAGCTACTTACAACAACCATATTTTGACTGATGTGGTCAGAGGGGCTGGAAATATCGTACAGACCAACGCAACTGCGGCTGAGACGGCAGCGGCCGCAACGCTCACTTCATTCGACTCAGACGGCTTTAGTCTTGGCGCTTTTGAAGATGTAAACACAAACAGCAATACTTACGTTGCCTGGAACTGGAAAGCAGGCGGTGCTTCCTCAAATAATCAAGATGGATCAATAACCAGTGATGTGAGCGCAAACCCTGAGGCGGGTTTTTCGATTGTAAGCTGGGGGGCTAGATCAACGGCTGGAACGGTTGGACACGGTTTAGGTGTTGCCCCGCAGGTGATTATCATGAAAGATCGTGATACCTCCTCATACCCTTGGTTGATTTATCATCAAGACATTGGAATTCAAAAATATCTTGCATTTTCCACGGCTGCTCCAGTATCAACGTCAACCGCGTTCAGTACAGCTCCAACATCTACAGTATTTGACCCTGGAACGGGAGTCATATCAGGCAACAGTTATTTCAACATGATCGCTTACTGCTTTGCTGAAGTTGAGGGCTACAGCAAGTTCGGCAGCTACACAGCGAATGGATCTTCTAGTGGCCCGTTTGTGTATACAGGTTTTAAGCCTGCATTTGTAATACTAAAGGGCGCAACTTCTAATATTAATTGGCAAATAAAAGATAATAAAAGAGATCTCTACAATCCTGTTCGCAGTCGTCTATGGGCAGATCTTTCTGACGCTGAAGCGCAGGGAACTGATATGGATTTCTTGAGCAATGGTTTCAAAATTAGAGAATCTGGCAACGCAACAAATACATCGGGAGTCGTCTATATCTACATGGCGTTTGCCGAGACCCCTTTCAAGTACGCCAACGCACGCTAATCTGTTCTCATGGCCTTCCTCCTCAACGGTCAGCCTCTTGGCGTAGACCGTCCTTTCACAGATGCAGACGGTACGCAGTACCCAGCTAACTGGCTGCGTCGTGCTTCTGCTGACGAGAAAGCAGCAGTCGGGATTACTGAGGTCGCTGACCCTGAACCGTATGACCAGCGGTTTTATTGGGGCGTTGGCAACCCCAAGGCACTTGCAGATGATGGGGAGGACAAGGGTCTTAAGTCCGTATGGGTAGCAGCGCAGAAAGAGATTGCCGCCACGTTGCTTGCACCGACTGATTGGTACGTCACCCGCAAAGCAGAAACTGATGTTGCTGTCCCTTCAGCGGTAAGCACATATCGAGCTGCTGTTCGGACTACCTGCGGCACACGCGAAACTGAGATCAACGCTTGTACGACCACAGACGAATTGGCAGCGTTGCTGACTAACCCTGCTGAGGTGTTGGACAGCGAGGGCAACATGGTTGCGAATACTGAGTCGTTTATCACTCGCTGGCCCGATAGACTCAGCTGAGGAGGTGCGCCATGGCCGTTAGTCCTGGGACCTATAACTTCGTACTTCAGCGCAGAAGCGACTGGAGTGTAATTTTGCAATTTAAAGACAGCGATGACGCGGCGATCGACTTAACTGGCTACACCGTGTATGCGCAAGCATGGAGCAAACCGCGCTCAACAAAATACGCTGACTTCACGGTCGCTTACACAAGCCGTACAGACGGCAAGGTGACAATCAGTTTGACGGACACGCAAACCAGCACGTTCCCTGATCAGCTCAACTACGACGTTTTGCTTGAGAACGGATCAGGGTTGCGCGAGTATTACCTGGAAGGGGTTATCACTGTCTCGGAGGGCTATACCACGCCATGACATCGGTTAACGTCACCACAGACGGCAAGACGACAGTCGTCAAAGATACGACGACTAACACTGTTTCTATTACGACGACAGGGCCTCAAGGTCCTGCAGCTTCTGGTTTCGATTTCGATGGAGCCGCTAAGGTGGACAGGAGCATTGTCTATTTTGATGATGCATCTAGTCAGTTCAAAGCTGACGCGACCATCACCAAAACTACGCTCACAGACGGGGGCAACTTCTAGCCATGGCCAACACTCTTCGGATCAAGCGCAGGGCGTCTGGAGGTTCGGCGGGAGCACCTAGCTCGCTTGAAAATGCTGAGCTTGCCTACAACGAGTCAGATGCTGGAAATGGCATCTTGTATTACGGCCTTGGCACAGGTGGGGCTGGAGGATCCGCAACAAGTGTTGTTGCGATTGGTGGCGATGGCGCGTATTGCACTCTGAGTGGCAATCAAACAATCAGCGGCAATAAAACGTTCACCGGAACGGTTGACCTTAGTGGTGCCACGCTGTCTGGCAACACCACGTTCAGCAACAACCTGACGGTTTCAGGAAATTTGGTGGTGGACGGTACTACCACCACCGTAAACAGCACCACGGTGACGGTGGATGACAAGAACATCGAGCTGGGCTCCACAGCCAGTCCGAGTGATTCTTCCGCCGACGGTGGAGGCATAACCCTTAAAGGCAGCACTGACCACACTTGGAATTGGGTCAACTCCACCGACGCTTGGACATCCAGCGAGCATATTGATCTCGCTTCTGGCAAAGAGTTCAAGATCAATGGGACCAGCGTTCTTAGCGGTAGCACTCTTGGTTCTGGCGTTACTGGCTCCAGCCTTACCTCTGTTGGCACGCTGAGCAGCGGAACGTGGTCAGCAAGCACCATTGCCGTTAATAAAGGCGGCACGGGTCAGACCAGTTACACGAACGGTCAGCTGCTAATTGGCAACTCAACCGGCAACACGCTTACCAAGGCGACTCTGACCGCTGGCGATAACGTCACGATCACTAACTCTGCCGGTGGTATCACTATTGCGGCATCAGGCGCACCTGTTGCTGGTGATGGCATCGACGTAAGCGGCAGCACCGTCAGCATCGACGCCAAATCGAATGGTGGGCTTGTTATTGAGAGCAGTGAATTAGCTGTTGATTTAGGTGCATCCAGCATTACTGGAACGCTTGCAGTTGGAGATGGTGGCACAGGTGCAACTTCTGCTTCTGGTGCCAGGACGGCCCTAGGCCTTGCAATCGGCAGCGATGTCCAGGCCTATAACGCGAAGTTGGCTGCTGTTGCTGGCCTTGCTGTTACTGACGGCAACATCATTGTCGGCAACGGCAGCACATTCGTTTCTGAAGGTGGTGCAACCGCTAGAGCCTCTTTAGGCCTCACCATCGGCACAAACGTCCAGGCATACGATGCTCAGCTCGACACTTTTGCCGGAGCTGCTTCTGCAACAGCAACTGCTCTGGTCGCACTGACTTCTACTGAAGTTGCAATCCTGGATGGCGCAACAGTTACGACTGCTGAGCTGAACATCCTTGATGGTGTCACTTCTACGGCTTCAGAGCTGAACATCCTTGACGGTGTCACGGCAACCACCGCTGAGATCAACAAGCTCGATGGCCTCAATGCCAGCACCACAGAGCTAAACATCGTTGATGGCAGCACCTCTGCAACTTCAACCACGCTTGCAGCAGCAGACCGCATGGTGATCAACGATGCTGGAACGATGGTTCAGGTCGCATTGAGTGACCTCGTTACTTTCCTCGAGAACGGAACCGTCAGCGGCTTTGAGCTTGATGGCGGCACCTTCTGAGGTCTAAGCAATGGCTAATACCATCAAGCAAAAACGGGGCACCTCTGATCCAGGTGCCTCAGATCTTGTTGTAGGCGAGCTTGCTATTAACACCACTGATGGTGGTGTATTTACCAAGACTGATGGTGGATCGGTTGTAGAGGTTGGCGCAGGCGGCGCCACTGTTGCCGATGATTGCATCTACGAGAACTCTCAGACTATTTCGTCTAACTACACAATCAGCACTAACAAGAACGCTATGAGCGCAGGGCCGATTACTGTCAACGCAAGCGTGACAGTCACGATACCCTCTGGAAGTACCTACACAATCATTTGATGCAACGCCCTGACCCAATGATCGCCGCTAAGCCTGGAGCGGAGGACATACAGGCCATGGCCTCAAGAGTGCTGTGGATCAACGAGTTGTATTTCCTTGATGGTCGCGATCAAATCAGCCATCCGCAGCATGGTTTGTACACCGGCCTAACCAACAAATATGCGCTGCTGGAGTCAACTGACGGCATCTAATGGCTAAATCAATCAGCGGGCAAAATTTTGTCCCTAGCAAACCAAAAAAGACTCGTCAAGGGGATGGATCACATTCAAAACCGTCCCATGGACGAAAGAAGTATCGTGGCCAAGGAAAACGTTAGTTCTCTTTCCAATGTTCA